GGTCTCGAGACTGTAGCCTGCTCGATCGAAGATCCATGTCACCAAGTCATACCAGTTGAGGTGGGGGTAGAACTTGTCCAACTCACTGACTTGCCTGATTGCCTCCATGGCGAAAGGGGGGAAGTTCGGGTTCTTTTGTAGAGTTGCATACAGCCAAAAGTACAGGACTTTAACCCCTTCGGGGCCGGAGAGGTATCGCTCAGTCTGTCCCATTGTGTCCGTGTACCACTTGAGGAGGAACATACCATCCCCTGGGTCCTTCGCGTCAGTGTTGTTTAGTGTGTCGAACAGGTCAACGGTTGCCCCGAGGATCTGGACCCCGATCGATGTATCTGATACGTCTACGATGTTCAATACTGCTCCAGCCGGGGATATGAGTGCTCCCTCATAGAATAGTTGGCAAGGAAACTTCATGTATGGCACACCCGAACCTGAGCCAACTACAAAACTGAATTGGAATGCTTGCTCGTTGTGGGTCGTCCTGGGCAGACTGATCCGCTGGGAGTACGAGGCATTCCTGTCTTTCAGCTCCGCCAGATTGTTGATCTGGTAATTCATCGCAGGAGCATCCAGCGGGAGGTCCAGGGACCAGACCTTGCCGTCAATGCCTTTCATGAGTAGTTCGTAGTTCATATTACCACTGAGTTTGTTCGTCAATAAGCTGGAACTCGTAGCTAACAGTGTTCCTGGGAGTCTTGGTGTCCCAAGTTAAGTCCGTGTCATTTACTAGGACTCGTTGCCATACCCCGATTGAGTCGTTGTACCTTTGAACAAGAGGCGAGAGAGCAATTCCTTTGAGCAAGTTGAAGTCGTTCTCGTCAAGCTGTTCTGCTCCTGCTTGGACTATGTTCTTAAACTCCGGAGCTAACTCGCCTCTCGTCTGTGAGGCATAGGGGTCTCCGGAATTCGCTAATACGTATTGGTCTCCCCGGTCAACCTCCTGCGTATACTTCTTGTGTTGCTCAAACATGTAAGTGTCCCATCCGCCTTTCTGGTTTATCCAGCGAATGTAGAATGGGTTGCAAGGTACCTCCGTATAGACGAATATGATGTTCCATGCTTGAGAAGAGTATTCTCCTATAGAAGGTCTGAGTTTTACGTAGTCTGCTTCATCCTCAGATGCATCCGCATCCTCAAATTCGTACACAAGGGGGATGTTGAGTCGGGTAGAAATATCAAATTTTTTTTCGACATCTTCATAACGTTTAACCCGAACGTCGATCGATGTAGCGACATTTGGTGACCCCAAAAACCCTCTCGGGAATAGGGTGACGAAGTACGGGTACTCGGGGTATTTTTTTACATACAGATTCCTGTCGTTGTCAGGAACCCGGTCAGTCAGTACGAGTCCTAAGTATGACCCGGGGAAATTAGCGTTGTAGCCTCGAGCCCTAACTCCCCGGGAGGCATATCGAACATTGAAGTCTCGTTCGCCGATGCATCTGTAAGCATATGCCGATATGAGACTGTAGTCAATGGCAAAGTAGATGAGTGGGTTTATGTACGGAAATGTTCTCGATCTGTCGTCCCGGAATCCGGCTTTTGCCAAGAACCTGAGGTCGTATTTCTTCGACGTCCCGAATCCCGAGTCTCTGTAGATGTTGATGCTTTCAGTTAGTGAGTTCGCTGCTTTAACTGGACTGGGGCTATAGCCGACAAAGTTATTCCCGTAGGCCAAACTCATACCTGTGAGAGTAACCTTCACTCCAGCTGTTGCTCCTTCAATACCTGCAAAAATGACAAGGAAATCGCGGGGGGATCCTGTTGTAACAATGCCCGGTACCCGAACCTTCCACGTCATGTTGTCACCAATTGGGATATTTGTTTTAGCAATCACAGTGGTAAGATTACCCGAACTGGTTGCTTGGAACAAAGCAACGGTGAGTGAAGTGGCACCCACTCCAGCCCCGCTAGAAACCCTAAAAGCATACCATTCCCCGGGTATCACCTTTCTACGGAGAGGAAACTTCACAGAATAGTTGTTACTACTACCTCCACTGTTATCAAGTACTTCGACCGCCTCATTGTCTATAATGTTCAACGAGATCATATTGTCCTCGTCAAAGTTCTGAGTCTTGATCTCAAGCCCAGGTGTTGATTTGTTGGTCTCAACTAGTATTTGCGAATATGCTGAGTATAAAGAATCCTCAGCCGGTTGAGTGATAATTGCCATATCGCGTTATATTATATATCCGTGGTCCATATTGTTGTCAGGAGTGAATGCCTCTTCAATGAGGACCTCCATTGTCTTGTCCAAATGCTGAGCCAGGTACTCCTCGAAGTTATCAGCGGGAGTGTCGACCAAGTCAACGTAAATGTGATTGCGGTAAAGCTCTGAGCCTTCTCGTTTTATCTTCCATGCAGTGGCATTTCCGAATCGGACCAGGTCCTTGGGATCCGAGAATGTGATGCCTTTGAGCTTTGCCCACTCCATGATGATCTGTCCCAAATTGGCGGGGATCTTTCCAGGACCTCGTCCCCGGATGAGAGTGTAGAAGTAGTTTGGAGCTTCGATCGTTCCCCAAACTGTTTCCCCTTCTCGTCCCGTCTGGACTGTTATCTGAGCATAGGTTCTGCCGGAGGCTTCCTGCCCGGCGTCCTGTGATGCCCGGATGATCTCGTCCCTCATCTGGGTGAGACCCTCAGCCAATATCTGTTCCAGACCTACCGCCATTTGTTTCTGGGTTTGCGAACATTGGCTTTCTGTTGAGCCTTACGCTCCAGTTCCTTGTTCAGTCGCTCCCGGAAGAGGTGGCTCTGCAAGTTGGTGAAAAGGAGGTTGTACACCTTTCCGTATTTCCATTCCAGTATCTCGTCCGGATCCTTCGAGTAGTCTTTGGCCAGTGCAGTGATGGTGGCCATCTCCCCAACCACCAGAGAGAACTGAGCAATGCCGGCTGCCTTCTCCTCAGCACTGGGCTCGTACTTGAGCTCAGTCTGTTCCCGTTCAATCCAGTGTTTGATGCCCATGAGAACCTCATACCAGTACTCGACAATTTCTGAGGTGTTTCTCAGACTCCATTTGACACCGAGACATTGCATGCCTTCTTTCATCTTGTCGATGTCGGTCATCTCCTTGTCAGTGATGATCCGGCCAAGCTCTATGCGTTGGCCGAACGTCATCTGACCGCCTTGTATGTCGATTCGCTGGATCATTTTATGTAGCAATGTTTGAGACTCCAATACTGTTCGGGGATGTCTTCAATTTCTATTGAGTTGACTATAAACTCATATTCGGGGCCCAGGTTGGGGTACGTCACACTCGACTTTTTCCACCCATCCTCTTTGGTCCATGGGTAATCTACTACTAAGTCGCCATTCCCATCAACAGTAAGTTGTCCAACAAAATTGTTTGTTTGCGAGATGGAGAATGCCAATAGAGGCAAACCCCCTGCGTGCACCAAAGCTTGGATCCGTGCAGGAGGATAGACCGGCATGGGCAAGTCCTGGCGGTCGAAGAATAGAGTGTGCCCCGACAAGTCAAACCCAGGCTTTACCACTTCGAGGAGGGGGCGCCAGATCTTGTTCTTGTACAGTTCAATGCACCAGTCCTGTTTGAAGGTGAACTCCAGCCCAACGCTTACCTCATTGGCGTCAAACCTGGAAGACGGGTACAGCACCCGGACAGTGTTCATGATTTCCGGATATTGCTTGACCAGCTGAGAGGTCTTGAGCAAGTAGAGGAAAGGCCTGACCATCTGCTCCTCGATTTGGCTCTTCAACTCCAGTCGTCCGACAGTGGGTGGATTCTTGCTGAACTTCGTATTGCCTTTGTAGGCATCATTGGCCATCGGCTCAAACTTGCAGAAGTAGACCTGCATAATGGTACGCTGAGTGGGGTAGCCCCTGTACGGGGTATCGTAGTAGCCAGTGGTTGGCTCCTCAACATAGACAAAGTCGGACGATACCCGATTGCCGTCCGAGTCTGTCACGAATCTTTCCATCGTGTCCACTTTGACGTTCAGCATCCGAGCCTGGTCACACTCAAAGACGGCCAGAGGGTTGATTATCTTGACCATGTTGCGGATAATAGTTATAATGTCCAGTATCATCGTTTTGTGGGGATTATTATTTTGGCGGACCTCATGCCAGTCGCCTTCGGCTTTATCTCAAATATCATTCGCATGATGAGCATGTCCAGGAAGTCCGGTGACCTTCCGAGGAGCTGCTTCATGGTGTCCTTGGAGATGAGCTCTCGCTTCTGCTCAGCGGAGTTCGTGTTCTTGGACTTGAGCACCGTCATCTCCTGCTTGATTTTCTCCTGAACTTCGGGAGAGCAGATGATGTGGATCTGGCGCTTGTTGATGAGCTCCGCCAGCTTGAATGCGCACTCCGACTTGATGTTGTTGTACGTCTTGGAGTCAATGGCTGACTGTCCCCCATGAAACTCCCGGATGCCTTTCAGGTAGCTCTCCAAGTAGAACCCAAGTCCGTCAGCGTCAGAGACGATGCTAGACCGGGGGACTTTCAGACCGGTGGCCAATTTGGCGATCTTCTCCTCCATCTCCTTGCCTTCCGAGAAGCCTTTGGCGATGGGGATCCGACAGACCATGCCGTCCCAGGTTCCAACCACCCAACTGTCTCTACCTTTCCCGGCAAGGTCAGTGCTAATGAACCGATTGCCCGTCGGGAGTACGAACTCATTGCTGAACATGTCGCACACTGCATCATAGTCGACCAGCCAATTCGGGTCATCGTCATACTCCCAGTTGCCAAAGACCAGTCGCTCGATCTGCGACTGGGTCAGGTTCCGGAGAAGCCCCTCAATGTACGTGTCTGGGAGAGTCTTGTTGTCCTGGGGCAGAGCTTTAACGAACCGACGCCAAGGAGGCAGCTTGTTCTCCTTCCATGGCTTGTAGTAGTCCGTGTAGAGGAAATTGTTGGACGGGTTGCAGGTGATGAGGAGTTTGGGAGCCAGCTTGTAGACGTCATTCTTCCATCGACCGACGGAAGCCTGGAGGTTGGTCTTCGCCTCGCGGATAAACTCGCCACCCTCTTCGATCCATCCCCGAGTCATCTGCATGGAACCGAACCTCTCATACATGGGGTCACTGGGGTTATACTTGGCATCGATGAGGTAGATGCGGCTTTTGTTGTACAACTCGAAGAAGTTGTATTGGCCATTAAAGTGGTAGTAGTTCTCCGTGATGCCCCAGTGGGTAAATACCTCGTAGATGGAGGGGATTGTGTACCGGACCAGGTCGGCAGCCGTCTTGCGCGCAATAAAATAAAATGTCTCTGGATAGGTGAGGGCATCGCCGGCTATCAAGGAACACCCGAGGTAGGATTTGCCAGCACCTTTCGTGCCGGCATACAGAATGTCAGTGACCGAGTCATCAAGCCATAACCGAGCCACTTCCTTCTGTTTCTCGTTGCCTTTGGTGTCAAATTGAAGTCGGCGTCCCATTTTATTTTACCTCCATTCCTGTTATCTGTTCGAGAGTAATGCCTCCCGTCAGGTTGACATTGGTCTTGCGTCCTTGAAGCACCTGGATGAGGCTGGCAGCGTACTTGCCAACCAGGGCTCCCTCAATTTGCTGGGAATTGATGGCGTCCTCGATGGTGCCACCAATTGCAGCTGCTACCGGATCCCCCGTGAGTTCCCCGTACTCAACAGGATTGATCCCAGCGAACAGCCTGAATGACTCGATGGTCATCGGGCGGGAAATGTAGACGCTGCAGTCGTCGCCATTCTTATTCTTGTGAGCCTGGGAGAAATAGTTATCCTTCATGAATTTGCAGTACTCGATGAATGCAAAATAAAGCTCCTCCGCATCGGTGGGCTTTACAAATTCCCCGGCGTCTCGCCTTTTCTGTCCCTCCTCCATATAGGCGAGCGGACTCATTTTATATGTACTTCGTGCCATGCCTCAAATATAATCAAACCTTATACAAATTAAAAATTTATTTCTGCACAACAATCCCCGGAGCGTTTGGCCCCGGGGATCTTTAATTTATTCGCTTACGCGAATGAGGGTCACGCCGAACCACAGGAACTTGACCGAAATGCCGTTCGGCCAAATCATGCCTTCGTGGACCGTTGCGATGGATGGGGTCCAATTACAGTACTTGGTATTGACTTCCGAGTACAAAGCCCAGTTTTTCCCGAGCTGCTTAAAGTGTTTTGCTTTCATGCTTGTTTGGTTTTAATTTCCGTATACGCGAGTGCCGTCCAGTATTTGTGGGTCGAGAGAAGGCCCAATTTGGCACCAATTCTACTTGACCAATTTGGCACCAATTTCTACTGGACCAATTTGGCACCTACGACTTCTTTTTGAATTTTTGAATCCGTCTCTCCGCTCTCTCCATCTGTTTGATGGATCTGTTCAACTTCCGTTTGGGGTTGATCCACCATTGGCGAATTCCCCCGATAACAGCGAACAGACCGAGGATGGCCAACAGGTAAATTGCAATCATTTTCTACGTCTCCTTTCTAATTTGTTTTGTAGTTTGCGGACCTCAACCCAGTCCTCGTGCCGCATCCATTCCGGACGAGATAACAGAGTCAGCTGACCCCGTGCTATTTGCATGGTTGTCTTTTTCAATTTGCGGGCGTAGTCCAGGACCTCCCGCTCCTCTTTTGAGTAGATTCCAAGCCATCGCCGGAACACTCCAATTTTTCCGGTTGGGGGTAGCCCCAATTTCTCAGTTTTTTTCATAATAAACAATGTGTGGAACAATAAAATTTTTATTGTTCCGGCCCCTAAGTGATTGATGTTCAATGGTTTGGGTGCTTTTCATTGGGGGGACCGGAACAATTGGAACAATGGTTCTGTGCACTCTATTTGGTGATTTCTCATTTCCTATATTGGTCATTATTTCCTTCATATTCCCTATTCAGGTCTTCCTCCTATATTATTGTTCCAATTGTTCCGGGGGGGGTTAATTCATTGATATTCAATCAATTAGGGCCGGAACAATCATTGTTCCACATTGTTCCACATTGTTCCGGCCCTAATTGATTGAATATCAATGGTTTGGATGTTTTTCATTGGGGGGACCGGAACAATGGAACAATGGTTTGACCAACTTTTTTAGGGGGGACTGTCGAGATTTTTGCCAAAACCATGGTTTTATCAACTTTTGGGTCCGGGGCCATGGGAAAATTGTAAACAATGGAACAATAGTTTCATCAACTTTTTTAGGAGGGGCTTATCCTCTTTAAGAACACCATTATCTAATGTCGGAACACATGTTCCCTACCATTGTTTACTGCTGGTCCCTGCCACGGGGGCCAAT